CAACACGAGCGTCTTTTTCGTGACCTGGAGCGAGAACGCGACCCACCTGATCCACCCGCAGGGGACCAAGGCGGGCATCGATCGGCAGGACAAGGGCGAGCAGCGCATCACCGATGCGTCGGGCAATGCCTACTACGTCAAGGAAGAGCTGTTCCGCTGGCACCTTGGCGTGGCGGTCCGCGACTGGCGCTACAACGCCCGCATCGCGAACATCGACGTCTCTGACCTGATCGCCGGCAACGTCGACATCTACAAGTACATGCGCTCGGCCTTCTACAAGCTGCAGGGCGTGTACGCGACGGCGATGCGCGACGGCTCGGGCAAGATCAACGAGAATGCCTCGGTCGAAGGCCGCACGGTGATCTACATGAACCGCACGGTCCTCGAGGCGCTCGACGCGGCCGGCACCAACGCCTCGAACGGCGCGCTGATGCTGAAGCCGATGGAGCTCGAAGGGCGCGTGGTTCAGTCCTACCGCGGCATCCCGATCGAGGTCTCGGACGCCATCCTCAACACTGAATCGGTCGTGTCGTAACGGCCTCGCGAAGGAGCACAGACAATGATCGTCGACAACACTCTGGTCTACAGCGACAGCCAGGCCATCACCGCGACCGCCGCTTCCACGAACGTCGTGGACGTCGGCGCGGCCGGTACGGCATTCGGCGCAGCCGCGGCAGTTGCCCGCGACATCGGCAAGGCGACGGAGATTCCGCTTTACCTGTCGATCACGCAGGCGTTCAACAACCTCACCTCCCTGAAGGTCTCGTTCCAGACCGACGACGATCCGGCCTTTGGCACGGCGGTGACGGTTGCCGAGCGGACCTACGCGCTCGCGGAGCTGACGCTTGGGGCTCGCCTGCCGTTCCCGGGCGAAATCCCCGAGGGAACGACCGGGCGCTACACGCGCATCAACTACACCGTCGCCGGTTCGGCGCCGACCGCAGGCAAGGTCTTCGCCGCAGTCGTCGCGGCCCGCCAGACCAACCCGTAAGGAGTGAGCGAAGATGGCTGACAGCAAAACGACCGGCACGAACACCCACCAGGCGACGCAGCGCGGCTATGCCGTCGATCCGGACTCGAAGGCCGGAACGCTGGTCGAACCCGGCGAGATGGTTCCTGCCGGCATTCCGGTCTCGACCGAATGGATGGAGCCCGTGGCGAAGGGCGATCGGGCGGTCGCAGCCGCGGCGCAGGAAGCGATCGACCCGCATCCCAAGGACGTCGACCTGACCGCGCTCAACGTCGCGGCGCTGCAGGCGATGGCCGCCGAGCGCGGCATCAACGTCGAACAGAACGGCACTCCGCTCTCGAAGAAGGACCTGATCGCCGCGATCAAGGCCTCTCGCGAGAACGACGCCGGCTGACCGGGCGGGGCCGTCTCTCACCGAGAGGTTGATGGGCGGCCCCAAGACGGGCGGGAGCATTTTGGGGCTTGAGTGTTCCCCCTTCACCGCGCTCCGCCGCCTCCGCCCGTCGCCCGGCGATTCAATGCCTCCAAAGGGTGCAATAGCGAGGGTCCATGGCTCAGAACGTCTCCAGCACCTTCACCGGCACGGGGCAGAGCGCCTCCTTTCTCATCAAAGGCGTCGACGACCGCAGGCCCACGTCCTTCAATCTCAGCCTCTGGGGCACATTCGTCGGCACGGTCCAGCTGGAACGCAGTTTCGACGGCTCGACGTGGCTCCCGCTGACGGCCAACGGAACGCAGATTTACAAGTTCACCGCGCCCTGTTCGGAGCCGGTCGAGGAAAGCGAGATCGGCGTCCTCTACCGCCTCAACTGCACCGCCTACACGTCCGGCACCATCAATTACAGGCTGAGCGAATAGCATGGACATCATCGCCCGGGCACTGGCGCTTGGGGCCCGGCTGGGAGCCGCGGCACTCGGCTATTCGACCGGAGCCGGCTCGGCGGTCATCCAGCAAACGAACAAAGCAACCGCTGTCACCATCAACGCGCTCAGCGGGACGATCACGACCAATAACGCGGCGCTGACGTCGGGCTCGTTGCAAGCATTCACGGTCAACAATTCGCTCGTCGCGGCCACGGACGTGATTGTGCTCAATCTCGCTAGCGGCCCTGCGGGGGTCAATTCCTACCGCTATATCGTGACCGCAGTCGCGAACGGCAGCTTCACCATCACCATTGAGAACCGTACCGCCGGGACATTGTCTGAGGCGCTGGTCTTTAACTTCGCCGTCATCAAGGCCGTGGCGGCCTAGGCCGTGCGCAGCCGGTTCAAGGCGAACCCGCAGAAAATCCCCCAGTCAGAAGCGGGTCAGGTCGCCGTTGTCCTCCCGACCGACAACAATCGCTCCGCTCTCGCGATCACGCTCGAGGCCACCGCCAGTTCGGCCGCCGAAGCGCTCGCCACGATGACGCTCTCGGTCGCGGGCGCGGCCACATCGACCTTCAGCAGCCGCCTCATCACATCCGGCAAGAGGCTGCGGTTCCAGCTTCTCTCGCTCCAGGTGGAGAGCATCGGATCCGGCCCGGCGATCCAGCGGGCGTATCTTCGTCTGCGGAGCAACCCGAGCGGGGCCACGGTAGCAGCGAGTCCGCTGCAGCTGATCCTCGCGGCGGGAGCCAACGCGCCGGCGATCAAGGCATCGGATCACGCCTCATTGCCCATTCCCGACGGGTTCGATCTCGTCGGCGATGGCAACCGCACGTTCGGCTTCACACTCGAGACACCGGATTATGTGAGCGGAACCGGCGAGGTCCGCGTGAAGGCCTCGATCCTGGCGTTCGAGTTCTAGCAGCGGCGGCGATTCAAGGCCAACCGCCCGGGCCGTAGCAAACGGGCATGGCGGCTGACCAGCTCGACATCTCCAATCGTGCCATCGGTCGGATAGGCGCCAAACCGATTGCCAGCATCGACGAAGCCAGCCTCGAGGCGCGCGAATGCCGCCGCTTCTATCCGTCCGTCATCGCCAACATGCTCGAAGGTCCGCAGGACTGGAGCTTCGCCAAGCAGCGCGTCCTCCTCGCCGAGGTCGACAACGGTCGCCCCGACGAGTGGGCCTACGCCTACCAGCTGCCGTCGAATTGCGCGTCGCCGGTCAGACTGCTGCCGGACCTATCCGGGCTCGGCCTCAGCATCCCGGTCCCGCTTCCGGGCGATCCGTACGCCGAGACGTGGTTCTTCGCGAACCTGTCAGGGCTGGAGGCGACCTATATCCTCGACGATGACGTGATTTACACGAATGAGCCGACCGCGACGCTCGAATACATCATCAACGACATCGCCAACCTCAACGTCTCCAATCTCGTCATCCAGGCGGTCGTGCTCCAGCTGGCGGCCGAAATTGCGATTCCGGTCAAGAAGGACGCTGCGGTCCGCAAGGACGCGCTCGGCGAGGCCGAGGTGGCGTGGGAACGGGCCATCGCCGACGACCGCAACCGCCAGCCCGAGACTTGGGGCGATTACACCTCTGAGGCGATCATCGCGCGGCACGGCGGCTGCTACTGATGGGCTACAGGGTCGCGAGTTCCAATTTCACCAAGGGCGAAATCTCGCCCGAGGCCGAAGCGAGGTTCGAGCTCCCGGTCTACCAGGCTGCGGTAAGGACGGCGAGGAACGTCAAGGTCCAGCGTACTGGCGGCCTCAAGAAGCGGATGGGGACGCGGTTCGTCGCCGAGGCGCTCTCAGCCTCGTCGCACCTGATCCCGTTCCAATTCTCCGACACGCAAGCCTACGCGCTGGAATTCGGCCAGGCGCTGATGCGCCCGCTGGCGCTCGGCGGACGAGTGCTCGAAACCGGCCTCAAGGTGACGAACATCACCAAGGCCGCCAACGCGAAGATCACTGCTGCGTACCACGGCTATTCGGTCGGCGATCCAGTCTACCTCAACAGCATCAAGGGGATGATCCAGATCAATGATCGCTTCCTCACCGTCGTGAGCGTGATCGACGACAACAATTTCACCGTCAACATCAACTCGACCAACTTCTCGACCTTCACCGGCGACACCGGCGGGCAGGTCAATTCGGCGCCTCCGCCTCCGCCGCCGACGCCTCCGCCTGTTCCGACGCCAACGCCCACTCCACCGCCGCCTCCGGTCGGCACTGGCTCTGATGGCGGGTATGGCGACGGTGGCACCGATCCGACAGACCCGGGTGGCGGCGACGACTGGAGCGGCAGCGCCGGCCCCATCGGCGGACAAATCCCGTAATGCCCGTCTATCGCGTCTATCAACTGGCGACGCCCTACAACGCCAACGAGCTCGCGGAGATGGACTTCGAGCAGACGGCCGATGTCGTCTATCTCGCGCACGAGAACCATCTTCCGGGCAAGCTGATCCGCCACGATAACGCCGATTGGGAATTCCTCGACGTGACCTTCGGGCCCACGATCACGCCGCCCACGGGCGTCACCGCCGTGGCCACGATCGACAACACGGACGCGGCGAACAGCGGCAATGCCTATTTTCCGCAGACGGCCTCCTACGTCATCACGGCGTTCGACGAGGAGACGGGGCAGGAAAGCCGCATTTCGGCGACTGTGAGCGCGATCAACGACCTGGGCTTGAAGCGGAACTACAATACGATCACCTGGGTCGCTCCGCTTGATGCAGACGGCAACCCGATCCCGGTTACCGGCTATCGCATCTATAAGGCCGACAATTCGCAGAGCTGGGGCAACATCGGGACGACTGATGAGCTGTCGTTCCGGGACGACAACATCGGGCCCGATCTGTCGTCCGGACCGCCGGTGGGGGACGATCCCTTCGCCAACTCCGGCGACCGGCCTTCAACGATCACCTTCCACGAGCAGCGCTCATGGTGGGGACGCACCGCAAACCGCCCGAACGGCCTCTGGGGGTCGAGATCCGCCGACTATGAGAACATGGACTACACGCGGCCGGGGAGAGAGGACGACAGCCTGATCATCGGTCTCGTTGCCAACAAGGTGAACTCGGTCAACCGCCTCATCTCGACGCAGCAGGGCTTGCTCGCGCTCACCAGCAACAACGTCTTCTCCATCCAAGGATCGAACGAGGATTACATCACTGCCACGCCGCCGCCTCGCGTGAGGCCAATGGTCAGCCGCGGCACGTCGCGTCTGAAGCCGATCCTCGTCGATAACGTGGTCTTCTACGAGACCGCGAAGACTGGCGAGGTCCGGGCCATCGGCTACGATTTCGAGCTCAACGGCCTCAAGACCGACGATGTTTCGATCTTCTCGCGCCATCTGTTCCAAGGCTTCTCGATCACCGCGTGGGCCTTTCTGGAAAAGCCGGCATCGGCCATCGTCGTCGTGCGGAGCGACGGGAAGGCCCTGTGCCTCACATGGGACCAGGCGCAGCAGGTCTGGGGCTGGACGCTGTGGGAGACCGACGGGCTCTTCATCGGCGTCACGACCATCACCGAACAGGGCGAGGATCGGGCCTATTTCACCGTCCAGCGCACGATCAACGGCGTCACCAAATACTATATCGAGCGCATGGCCGCCGAGGATTGGACCGATCAGAAGGACGCCTGCTTCCTCGATTGCGCCCGTTCGTTCGTGAACACCGGCTACGTCGCGGTCTATGATCGGCTCGAGCACCTTGAAGGCGAAACGGTAGTCGCCTGGGTCGACGGCAACGCCGTCACCACCGACACCAACGGCAACCCGCTCGTCGTCACCGGCGGCAAGGTCACGCTTCCAATCGGCGGCGTGAAGGTGACGATCG